AGAAAGGGAGGTAATCGTTGTATATTTTCATAGGTTTGAGTTGCCATTATGCCCTAGCCTCCAAATTATTCATCATATTATAGGCTTTTTTGATACCTTCTCTTTGGTTTCCGTCACCTAATCCTTTTACTGCATCTTTTGTCAAAACAAATTCACCTGCCATAAGCATAGCAGGAACGTCATCTTTACGTCCAGAACCTTCGCTTGGATCTATTCCACCATTTCTGCGAGGAAAACCCATTTCTCCTCCCATATTAGCATATGTTATACCACCCATTTTACCACCAGGGCCACCAAAACCAAATGGCCTTTGCTCATAAGCTGTTTTTTGATCTTCATCATCTTTATCCCCAGCAAGCAATTGAGCGATAAGACCAGCCGTTAATCCTTCACCCATATTAGTGTTTAATAGCTTAGAGAATATATTATCATCGTCAACACCTGCCGATTTTAACAATTGTCCACTGAATGTTTTAGCTGAAGGTTGAACTCCTGATGACCCTCCAGATCCTACAGTTCCTACAGATCCTCCAGATGTAGGAACTAATTGATTTCTTTCAATTTCTGCAGCAGAATACATTCCTTTGCCACCATTTTGTGTATTAACATCTGTTCCATTACCACTAAAACTATCAAATGCTGCACCAGTTACTCCAGATAATAAAGCATTTTTTAAAGCGTCTTTGTTGCTTCCTCCAGTAAGTTTACTGCTTAAAGCTCCTGTTATAGCTCTACCCACTAAAGGATTAGACATAAAAGAAGCTCCAGCAGTACCAGCCCCAAACATTGAACCAATACCTGCGCCAGCCGCAGGTCCTAAATAAGCACTTATAGCTATTGGTGCAATAGTTTTTATTAATTTTCCAAGATCAAAAAACTCTTGCTGTCCTGTCATTGGGTTTATGCTATTAGCTCCAGATCCAATCACTTGTCTTTGTGGGTCAAGACCTTGACTAACAAGAGCTTGATTTATACCCATATTTAATTGTGGATTTTCTTGCAAAAAAGAACGAGGTAAAACCATCTCGCCAGTTTGGGCGTGAACCATTTGGTTGTCACCAAATCTTCCTAAACCACCATCAGGTGAATAATTGTTCGTATTCATCATTTTTCTACAATACCTTAATTTTAATTACCAGTCTATACACTGCTACTAACTCTTTGTTGTATGAATTCTTGTATACTAGCCACAACATGAAGCCTATTTGCTGTTGCTGCTGTTACCTTTAATATCTCACCACCCTGCAACACTAAGTCTTTTGTTAACAACTCTATTGTTGTATTTGCCGCTACAGCTTTAACTTTAAATAAACTAAAAACAGCATCAGCAGTATTTGTAATTGTCACAGTTATTGTATCAGCACTACCAGTATCTTCTGAAACTAAAATAGAATTAACAACGGATACGTTAAAATCACCCCCACTAGGAGCTGTATATAACACAGTTGCATTTGTTGTTGTCAGATCAATTTTTGCGTTTGTTAATCCTTGAACGTATTGTGGAATAGTCGTAACTAACATTATCGTCTACCATCCTCTCTAACGTCAATACGAGGTGAACCTAGTTTCCACTTACATCCTATAGCATCTGATTCAATTCGTAAAGCAAAAGACCTACCCCTAACTCTTACATCTAATTTCTCAGTAAATGATTCTACGGGAGAAGTGCTTGTCCTAGTTGTTGTTAAAGAATCTGTATCTGTAAAGTTAGCCCCTGGAAAGTTACGAGCTTTTACAGTAAATGTAGCGTTTGGAGTGCTTAAATTAGTAGATCCATTAAAAGTTAAATCAGGTATTATTCTTTTTATAAAGGCAAACTTTTCGCCATCCCCTATATCAATAGGAGCAGATTCAATATAAGAAGACATAGCACTACCATCATCATCAAATCCTATTTCGTGATAATATAAATATCCTCCATTTGCTGCTATAGGGTTTGTTCTAAGACCTCTATCTATCCAAGCATCTCTGGACATATTCCCATAATACCATATTTTATCTTGATAATTGTATATTACATACCTGTCATTATCTATGCTCTCAGAGCTAGGGTAAAACCATATAATTTCATTAAAAGCTGTATTTACCGAACCATATATTTTTTCTAATTGTTCGGTATTTATATCTAAAAACACTTTGTCTTTTACAGTGCAAGGCATTTGTTGAGTTTGACCATTAGAATAAATATAAAAAGCATCTTGACCTATCCAAAACACAACGTCATCAACAGCAACTGCTGCTTTCGGACCCATAATGGTTATATTTTTAGATAATTCTTGCAAACCAAAAGTAAATGGAGGTCCTATAAATCTCATTGAGTGTAATGTTTTATCAGTAAATACAAGTATTTGTTGTTTTGTTTCTATAGCTTGTATGAATTGCGAACCTCCACCAAGTCTTAAATCACCTGCTGTATTTATAGCTGTTGGTGTCCAATCAAGCAAAGATTCTTGGTCAGAAAAACGTATTAATAATGGGTCTTGTATTGCTGTTCCTAATGTATTTGATCCAAAAGCAATAACATGTCTATCTTGGTCAGACACCATAATTTGTTTTGCAATGATAGGTACGTCACTCGCTCCAGTTATTGTACTTATTTCTACAGCTTTTGTTGTTAAACCATCTGTTTTATCCCAATAATAAATAGCACCATCTCTTGGATTAATTAGCAAATCTTCTCCAAAATTATCTTCTGTCCAAATTCTAAGCTCGCCTGTTGTTGTCACACCACCTGAAGAAGCATCGCCCCAACCAGAGAAATCATCACCACCATCTGCATTTCCAATAGCTAACCGAACAATTGTATTATCATCGTGAGCTACAGCAGTCGTTCCACCATGTCCTCTTGTTACGGTCATGGTATCGTCATCAGTCGTACTAGCAACGAGCATTAATTCTTCATCTACAAGTATAACATCATTAGCGGTATTCATTCCTGTTTCGTCATCAACATCAACAGCAGTTTCACTATTATCTAGTGCCTCGTTTAGTTGCGTTTGTAAGGCCGAAGTTGTAATACCTCCAAATAAACCCGCACCCCAACCAGTTCCACCAACGGCTGAATTTAACCCAGAATTTATTTGATAAACGCCATCAACACCAGATCCACCATTTCCTGTGTCTGAACTATTAGCGGCAACACTCACTATAATTGTATATGTATTACCATTAGGAACGGTAACAATTTGATGTTCTACATTTAATCTTGCTGCAGTAATCAAACCACCTAAAGAAGCCGCACCCGATATTGTAACAAAGTCTCCTTCAACTGCACCGTGAGCCGAGTCTGTTGCTGTTATAATCGCTGAACCATTAGTTGCAGCAAAAGTAATGCCATTAGTAGTTGTTGCTCTAATAGGGGTAATATCATTAAATGTACCACCTTCTTCTATATAATATTTAAATGTTGTTCCTAAACTTAAATAATTAGATCCATCTAACGCTATCCAATTATGTAAACTACGAACTGCACCTTGATAAATGTTTGCAGAATATTTTAACCATCCACCTATTTTTTCTGGAAAACCCAGTCTAAATCTTATTTTATCTCCATCAACGTAGCCACCTTCATTACTATAAGAAGTGACATCGCTAACTATTCCTGGCTTAAACTGTAATTTTTGTAAAGGCATTATGCTGTACTTCCTGCTACTGTTCCTGAATTACTTAGTGTAACATTACTTATACCATTAATATAGTTACCTGCCGCTCCACCCGATCCACCAATTAATTTAAGTGTTGGAGCTTCAGCAGGAAAAGTTATGCCACTTCCACCACCATCTGTACCATTTGACCCACTACTGCCAGAAGTTCCATAAGCTCCACCAGATCCTCCATTGCCACCATTACCAGCATTTGTTCCTCCAGAAGATCCAGAAGCTCCAGAACCAGCACCTACGCCATAACCAGCACCTACGCCACCATTTCCACCTGCTCCTGCAGCTGTAACAGAGTTGACAGTTAAAGAAATGCTAAAATTAAAATTATTGTAATATAAATTTGTTCCACCACCAATACCACTTAAATAACCAACTAAATAATAAGTTGTATCTGCAGCTAAATCAACTGGCGCTCCATTAGTATAAGTGCCACCACCTTGACCTTGACTAGCAGAAGAATTGCTTGTGCTAATATTAATTGTTGGAGTGCCATAACCAGAACCATAAGTAGAGGATAAACTAAGACTCATTGTATAAGTTGCTGCAGTTCCTAATTGAAATGAACAATAAAAAGGACCTCTATTTGAAAGAGAACCACTAAAACTAGTTGAGGAAGTATAAAAACCCCAAGATGTATTTACAGACCCTGATTGTTGAGCGTTTTGGTTTACACCGCCCCATTTTCTATCTGCAACAACCCCTGCACCATTTAAATTATTACTTCCACCATAGCCAGGTGTTGTACCTGCATTAAACCAAGAAGGTGCATCGTTTGCGGGAGCGTTACCACCACCATAAGGAACTCCACCTTCATCCACAAAGCTACTGAGAACTGAATTTAAGGCAACCACTCCTTTACCACCATCCCCACCTTTACCTCCACCTCCTCCTCCAGAGGCTAATGTGCCAGTATTTGTTACAGTACATGCAGAACCTGCAAAAATAGCATCGCCACCAGCCCCGCCATTAGCCGAGCCACCATATCCTAGAATATTACCAGCATTTTCTATTGTTACAGAGCCACTAGCACCAGAAGGCACATTAATAGCATAAGCACTTGTGCTTGTAGCACCGACAGTAACGCCAGAATTAACCGTTATTATTTTAGGGTAATCAACATCATAGTCATCGCCAAAAATAGTAGAAGCATTTTGATCTGTAGCATTAGAACTTATTGTAAATTTATAACCAATAGCTTTACTATAAAAATCAGATAAATCTAATGCTCCACTTGTAGGAATACCTGCTCCTAAGTGTGTAGCATTATTATCACCGGCTTTTGGTTTAACTTTACTGCCATTTAGATAATAATCACTAAAACTAATAGAGGTATTACTACCAGGACTAAACTCATCCCTTAAATCGGAAAAACTTATTGTGCCTGATGCTGCTAACGCCATTAGATACTTCCATAAGCTGTGATATTTCCGACAACAGTTAAATTACCAC